CCTCCACTACCACGTAGAACTTCTTATGTAATGTCTCCGTCTGTTGATTCATTATCTACTAATACAGATGACTTTATCTTTCCATTTCCTCTTGGTGTTGTTCCCAATTTCAACTCCGATATCCATGTATTTGTTACTAATTTAACTACTCAAGTTGAAACGCAATTACTACCTAATAAGTTTACTTACTATACGCTGAACACTTCTGGTCAACCAACCACGAGTCAGTTTGTATTTAGCAATCTTTCTCCGCCATCTGGATATTCATTCGACTATACTATCACTAATAGTTTTGAAGTTGAAGTCGAAGGATTTGATGGGTATCTTGGCAGATTGCCAGCTTTCGGAACCCAAGCAGTATTCTCTACTCCAAGTATTGTTTTTGATTCAACTTACATTGGCAAATTGCTTAAGGTAATTGATTCTGTTAGCAAAGCTGATAGAGGAACATTCGATATTACTGGAGTTTCTAGCGGCCAACTAAGTATTAAAACGATTACTACTGGTGAACCAGGCGATCCGGTACCATTCACTACCCCAAGTGGATTCCCAGATTTAGTTTCTGGTACCAATCAAACATTTCAATTAATCTATATTCCAACAGGTCTTGCAGTTGCTTCAACGACCGGCACTGATGGAACAGTAGTTGCCCTATTAAATACTGCAACTGCCACTTTTACTAGTAGCGCAGTTAATTTTGATAGAGCCGATTTAGTGGCTGATTACAGGTTAAAGATCACTGGATCTACTGCTGGTAACAATGGCACATACGATATCATTGGCTATAATACTATTGGTAACCAATTGACTATCCAGATGGCTTTCGTAAGTGAAAGCGATTTAAGATATGAAATCCTAGATCCATTTGCTGAGAGCACTTATTTGGTTATGAACCATAACATAGTGCCTAATGGATATCAATTAAGAGTTACTATCGTTGATGCTAAAGACGCAAGCTTCTTCGATGCTGGCTGGCTTAATGCTCTAGAAGTTCTACAAACCGTAGAATGTGATATTTTAGTTCCTTTGCCAAATCAAACAATATCGGTTATTTTCCAAAACTGTTTAAGTCATTGTATTGCAATGAGCAACATTGCTAATAAGAAAGAAAGAGTTTTGTTCATGGGCGCCATCCAAGGTTTGACTCCGGCTAATTTGACTGGTGTAACTCCTGCGGCCGTAGAAGATATTGGAATCCTAGAAGGTATCCAAGGAGATAGCATTACAGATATTTTGGCTGGCAACATAGAAGATTTGGCAAATTATTCAGTATCTAATTCTTATGGTTCAACTTTCAGAGCCGTATACTTCTATCCTGACCAGATTGTTGTTCAAGCAGGTTCAGATAATGTTCTAGTGGACGGTTTCTATATCGCTGCGGCAGCCGCCGGATTTGCTAACGCAGACCTTGCGCTACAAGATCCATTTACCAATAAGGTATTTAGCGGATTTACTATCCTGAGAAATAAGACTTTCTCTCCTCTTACTCTTGAGCAACTAGCTGCTGCTGGCGTTACAACGCTACAACCAGTGGCTGGTGGCGGCAGAGTAGTATGGGGCATTACCACTTCACAAAGTGGATTCCCAGAAGAACAAGAAATCTCAATTGTCTTCATTAGAGATAGGGTTGCAAAGACTCTACGTTCTGGATTCGCCGGCTTTATTGGACAAGCAGAAACTTCAACCACTGGAGTTTCTCTAAATACTGAAGCAGTTCTACTACTCAACTCTTTGATTTCACAAGGTTTAATTACCGCATTCAAGGGCTTGACTGTTCAACGTGATTCTTTGGACCCTCGTCAGTGGAACATTACGGTAAGCGTACAACCAACTTATCCAATCAACTGGATTTATATCAAAGTTAGTGTTAGTAATTTAGGGGTTTGATATAGATATACTAGGAGTAACAAACTATGGCTAACACTTATGTTCAAGCAGGCAATACAAATTCAGGGTTATTTTTACCATCAGGTACTAATACCACAAATACAGCAATTTCAACTAATATCATTATTGCTGTTAGAACACCCAAAGGATATCAACCTGTTGGTGCAGTCCAATCTATGGCAATCTCTGAAAAGAGACCTATTAAGATGATTGATGAAGTTGGTACTGATGGTCATATTGACTCTGTACCTAATCAATCAACTAGTGTTACTGGAACTTGTCAAAGAGTAAGATTTCAAGCCTTAAGAGTTGCTAATGCTTTTGATAGAGGCTTCGTACACGTAGCTTCTCAAGTATACCCCTTTGATATTATCATAATTGATAAACAAAAAGCGGCAACTTCACAGCAAGTAAGTACGGTTATTAAAAACGTATGGATTTCTGGTATTGATTATACTTATCAAGTTAGCGATTGGGTTATTACCGATAGTATGACTTGGGAAGCAGAAACCATCTACAGCTTCCTCAATGGCAATCCAGCCTCTATTCCTGTCACTGGTGCAACTTCTGCAGCAGGCTTGGGACAAGGCAATGTACTGGGCTCTGGACCGTTCCAGATTGGCAATCCAAACTGGATTGAATCTCAAACTGACACTGGCTCTAATGGTAGAAGAGGCTCTCTTGACGCTGCCGGACTTATCGATATTGGACAGTCTTCTGTTGGTGGTATCGATACAAATGGTATCTTCTAAAAGATTCTAATATCTCTTAACTACTTATAAAATACCCTCCTTTGATATATAGTCATGGTAGGGTATTTTTTTATGTGGAGTTAATGATGCCGAAATTTGATAGTCCAATTGGTAGTAAACAGTTTCAAGGTCAACCAATGAGAGATGTTAGCGTTCCTGATGATACAAACTATGATCAGCAGCCGATGTCTCGTCAACAGCGTCACGTACGTGAGCAAGGCCCACCAGTTTTTGATGAAAGATCAATGCAAGATTTTCAATCTGGAATGCAAATGGCGGAACCTGGACCACGAGAGCTATCTCAATTAGAACAAGAGATTTTGGCGGCTAAGAGAGCTAAAAGAGATGGCAAGGAAAGGCTTTCAGACGGAGCCAAACGTCGTGTTGAAATGTTAATTGGAATGACGCGATTAACTAAAGATATAGAAATAGATGGTCAGCTATACAGAATTCAGACTCTAAAATCTAGAGAATTACGTGAAGCTTTAGTAGCGACAGCCGAATTTGACGGAACTATACAGCTTGTTTTTGAAACTAGAAAACAAATGTTAGCCCGTTCCATAATTGTAGTGGCAGGCGTTGAAATAGAACAGTTTTTAAATTCTACTGATTTACAGACTAAACTAGATTTTATTGAAGAGATGGATCATTCACTTCTGTTAAGACTTTACAATGAATATATTATATTGTCTAATGAAGCTCAAGACAAATATGCCTTGAAGACACCGGCAGAAGTAAAAGAGGTTGTTGAAGACCTAAAAAAATAATAAACGAACCGGAACACCGTTTTCATTGGTATTTAATGAAGATGAAGAATACCATTGACATTAGTGATCCTGAGATCACGGAAATGGATCTGGTTCGTAAAATGTGGCTTTATTCTCAGTGGCTAGGGGATCATAGAGATGATGCTGAACTTGCTAAAAATCACGCATATCTATTAGGGTCTTTCTGGAATCCTGAAGCTGTAAAAGAAATGTTAAGCAATAACGTTCATGAATCTACAGATGAAGATATGGAAGAGTCTATGAGAATGGTTAAAGATACTGATGTTATGATGGCAGATAATCTAATTTTGCCAGATGAGCCAATTAAGAGAAGAAGGCGTAAGAATACTATAAAGGATTAAAAGAGACTAAACTATGGCTGAATTTACCGAACAAGAATTAAAAGATGCGGGTATGTCTCCTGAAAAAATTAAGGAGATGATGTCGCATGCTAAAACACGTATTAGAGAAGCGGGTGAACAAATAACTGACTCCTTTAGTGTTTTAGAAAAAATTCAAGAATGGACAAAAGGAGCGGCTGATAGATTAGATTCACTTGGAAGTGTAAGTGGTGCAGCAGCAACAGAATTTGGCTTATTAGCTGCCGGTATCGCTGGAGCAAGAAAAGAGGCAGAAAATTTTGCCGGTCTTGACACAGGACGTTTAGGTTCGTTTACTGAATCAACTAAAAATCTTTTTGCCATTATACGAGAGTCTCCTGGATTTGGTGCCGCCAGCGCTGCCGGTCAACAACTAATGGGCATGCTTAAAAATTTAGGCGTTAGCAATAAAGATATGGCTGCCGCCGCCACTATGTCAGGCGCAGCGCTAGTCAATTTTGCAGAAAAAATAATGATAGGAGCAGACAACTCTTTGAGATTTGGAAGTGCAATTATGGACGCTGCGGCTAAAGGTGGTAATTTTACTCAACTCATGAATGGTTTGGGTGATTCTTTCGGAGGAGTTGGTGCACACTTAGAAAACTTAGGCGCAGTTACTAGTCAATTTCATAATATCATGGGCGCCGCCATGAAAGCGACTGGCACAGAATCAGTTGATGAAATGAATAAATTCGTAGGAGCTTTGCTAAAAACACCTGATGGAATGAATGCTATGATTAAAGGTGTAGATATGGCCGGTTCGCATCTTGATGGTTTAACCGCTATTCTTAGGTTAGCAGATGGTGCAAATTTAAGTAGAGCGCAAACAATGGAGGACATGCATAAAGTAGAGTCTCAATTTGGTATGGATACAACTAAATCCATTGCACTTATGGGCAGAATTGTAGACGTGAGTAAGGATTTAGGCGCTCAACAAGGTGATGTTCGTGATGCTATTCTTAAAACAACTGGGGCATTCAATTTATTTGCGATGAAGGGAGTTGATGCCGCTAAAATGACTCAAGGCTTAACTGACTCTGTAAAAAATTGGGCCAGCAGTCTTGAAAGAGCCGGTATCCCTGCACAAAATGCATTAGCCCTTGCTTCCAAATATACAACTCAACTTAAAGATATGAGTGAGGCTCAAGAAGCCCTTGTTTCTCAACAAACTGGCGGTCCCGGCGGCTTACTAGGAGCATTACAGTTTGAAGATTTACAAAGAACTGATCCGGCAGCTGCCGCAGCTAAAGTACAAGAAACAATCAAGAGTATGTTGCCAAGCGGTCAAATGATCTCAAAAGCAGATTCTGTAAAGGGCGGAGAGGAAGGCGCGTCTCAATTTATTTTACAAAGAAAAATATTGATGGATGGACTTGCAGGGATTAAAGCCGGCTCAAAAGAAGAGGCTGATGCAATGATTGCGGCCATGTTAGCTGGCAAGGCAATTCCTTCTGGTAAAACTACAGAACAAACACTAGCAGAAACTATGGAAACAGGTAAAGCAAAAGAAGGTCTTGCATATTCCGCACTCAAAGAAGCCAATATTACTGCTGAGATAGTTAGATTGCAAGCTGGTGATATTAATTTAGGAACCTTACGAAATACGGCAGGTGGAACGGCTGCTACAGGAAATGATGATACTGGTCGCGGCATAAATATTGCATCACAAGAAAGATTACAACAAAGACGAGAAGGTCCTACTGGTACTTCCCAAACAACAGGAACACAATTAGCAATAGACGGTGTAACAGGTCTTATGAAAGACATTCCAATGTATGTAACATCTGCACTTGCTAGCGGTAAAAGACAATTAACTAAAGATTCAACAGCTGTTCCATTACCTCCACAAGGTTCTTTGCCAAAAGTTGCACCCGCTTCTAAAGGCGCTCCAGAATGGCTAGTTAAAGATATGAAAGCTAGGGCCATGGATGAGACAAAGGGCGCTAATTTAGCCCCCTCCATGCCAGCACATATGGATACCGATGCCGACTCTCCTACATTTGGTGAAATGGTTAATGAACAAGGGCAAATTTCAGCAGGGGCACAAGTTAGACAGTCAGCGGTGGCGGCCTCTAAAACGCCTGATGCAGGCGCTGGGGCAGATACCAGAAGTGCCCGTACAAACGCGCCTGGACTGGGACCTACCACCGCTAGTGGACCAATACCAGTTACACTCGCTCCTGGCAGCGGACTCTCAGTCAATATCACTTCAACATGCCCGCATTGTGGAAAAGACTCTCATCAAAGCGCAAGCGCACATACTAACAATGCGGCCTCAACCGCCTCCAATAAATGATAATAAGGAAATAACATGGCTACTTTTTCACTAGATTCATTAACTAATGGCGTTAGTAATGCAACTGCCACTTTAAATGGTCTTAATCCAATTACACAAAGTCAGCAAGCTTCTTATGAATCAAATGGGTTTCTCGTAGCATCAACACCATCTGCAGATGGTAACGGATTGCCATTTACTAAAATATCTCCAAATGTTAATGCTAAATTAACTAGAAATATTATTACATGGTTTGTTCCCCAATTTGGAACTGTGCGTATGTTTATTAATCCGCAAAATATTACCTATAGTCATAAGAAACTAATTACTAAGGAAAGGACTAAGGGAGGGTATACTCTTCAATATTGGGGAGAAGATTTAAGCACTATTAATCTTTCTGGAACTACTGGTAGCTCCGGTATCGAAGGTATAAATATGTTATACGAAATTTATCGTGCAGAGCAGTATGCTTTTGATGCGGTAGGTTTGACATTAGCTGGAAACAATGCGGCAGCTGATTTATCAGCTAATTTAGCACAGAGTGCTGTTGGGGCTATAGGAAGTCTTTTCGGCGATGCAGGATCGACTGGAGCCTCTCTTGGTGGTGGTTTAATAGGCGGAATACTAGGATTAGATTCTCCTAATAATAATTTGTCAGCCAGAAATATTCCATCTTTAGCCTCTTTAGCTTTTGGGGTAGAGATGTATTATAACGGTTGGGTATATAGAGGGTTTTTTGAAAGCATGACCGTTACTGAGCGTGCAGATAATTTCTTAATTGATTATCAAATGGTATTTACAGTTACTCAAAGAAGAGGATATAGGACAAATTACTTTCCATGGAGCAATAGCCCAAGCAGCGGGCCGAGCCAGTATACTACTCCGCCTTCTTTTAGTGGTCAAACACAGATTAATACTAATCAGAGTGTTGCTAGAATTAGTAATCCTGGAAGTAGCGGTTTGTTAGGCTCTTTAATATCATTACTATAAAGGATTTCTATGGGTTTTTTAAGTGATTTGGGCGATCAAATCAATAGTCAGTTTCATATGGGAGAAAATACTACCACTTCACTTGATGCCGATATTGATGGCCAAAAAGTAAAGTATGGTTCTTTGGGAGATTTTGCTTCTCAATTTGATCAGTCTGCCGAAAGAAGATATGTAGAAGAGGGATATTTAAGAAGAGATCCTTATAATACAGACCCCAAACAATTTGAAGCATTATGGCAAGAGCCAGGTGCAACCGTATTAGTTAAAAAGAGAATGTTCTCTTCTATTGCAGAGAACTTTCGTCCTGATTTTATGGATGCTGATGAAAAATTGTATTATAAAGCAATGCGCATTTTGCTTAATAACAAATGTAATCAGATTGCATCTTTAGAAAAGTTAAGTAAAATTCAGAAGGTAACATCAGCCGTAGGTAATATATCTGAGCAACTGATCCCCTGGATTATTGGTTTAACTGATATTGCAAATAATAGTAGTGGAAGTAGCAGTAGTAGTTTATTTGGCTCTTCCAATCCATTCACAACACAGGATGGGACTAGTTTTATTAAATCTGTAGATAGATTAAGAACATTACATGCCTATAATCAAGGAAATTCTTATACTACTTGGATTAAAGATCCAACAGATTTATTTCAATCAACATTTGGTAGCGGTACGGGCGTTATAGAAATAACTAACTTTACAAATATTAGCACAAATACCAATGTAGATTTAAAACAGGGTGGAAGTTTTACTATCAACATAGAAGACCCGTATGAAACTATGTTAATTACGGATTATGATATAGAAATTGCTATTAGTGACGCAACCAACTTATTTTATAATAAGAAATCATTTCAATTTGGCGTTACCAGTTCCAATAAAGTTATTGCCGATCAACAGGCACAACTTAATAAGATTCGAAATGCTCGAAATGCTAGCCCTATAACTTTTAAAGTTGACCCCGATACTTTACTTAGCAAAAGGGTCAGAGCAATTATTGATCGTTCAGGGGTAGAAATTGAATTTACCTATAATCCATTAGGCTTCTTTAGCCTTTCCAGCTCTGGAGGGGTTGATGTTAATGATGACTATTTAAGGGGCGGTAATATCGCCGGATATGATGGGCTTGATAAAGGGCCAGGATATACTGGATTTCCATGGACACATAGTGCTCACACTAAAAGTCATGGACAGTCTGAACTAAAAGCTTTCCAAACTATTATAGGTACAATTTTTCAGCAGATAGCTTTAATAGCTAATTCTGCAGGCGCCTTGCAAGCTAACAACAAGTCATACAATTATGCTCGTAGAAAACTTCGTTTCAATTTCTCTGGCAAATTAATTATTCAGCCTATGGATGTAGTTCATATCTACATGCATTCTAAGAGTCAATTTGATAATAAAGTTTTGTCTGGATTATCTCATATGTTTAGTGGCGCAGGCATACTACAAAATATTAACAATACACTTACGGGCTTTAAAAATGCTTCAGATACCCTTTTTAATCCATCAGGCAACATATCTATAGCTGCAGAAAAAGCAATATATGTTGGGCCCGATTTCCCGAATTATTTATGGGCTACAATAAGATCGCAATATATTGATGAGAAAGAAGGAGTTCATGTATTTGGTGGTGTAGTTGAGTCTGCAGTAGATAATTGGTCTGGCGGCAAGTTTACAGTCGACGTATCTGGCAAAGATAATACATTTTATTTTGATCAAGGTAAAATTAATTTTAAGCCCGGCGCTGACAAATTTAATGGAATGATGTTTGATCCATTAACTCCATTTCAATCAAATTTTGATACTGTAACAGTTAATAATGCTCCAGCATCTGGTATTCCTAAATTACTAAATCAAAATAAGTATTTGTTATCTGCAACTGGTAAAGATTCTTTAGTTAAGTTTAAGCAGGGCGCTTTGGCCGGACAAAAAGCTACTGAAGGCAACTATATACAAGATCAAAGTATTGATCCTTACAGCGGACGTTTAACTAGAGTATTTTATGCTCCAGATGGATTGGTTTATAAATGGAAACAAGGAATTGGAACATTTGTTAGATATGGCTCTACTAATCAGCTTAACGATCCTAATTTAGTTGGTTCTATCAATACTAAAAGTGAGCCATTTGCAGGCCTAGATATCATGAATGTATTGTCCCTGCTAATTACAGGAGTCCCATATAATTTTGCCTCCTTTTACAAGGCAACTGCTAATTTGTCTGGATTTAGTGGAGATCCACAAAGTAAACAAGCAGCATCACACTCTTATTTAGAATCTCTAAAAACAGATTTAGGTAAAAATAATACGTTGTGGGGCAATTTCATTCCTTTTAAGAATTTAATTATGAATGAAGCTGCCATAGCCGAAGCAATGAAGCATAGATTCACCGCTAACTCTAATAATTCAGATATAGAAAAGAAACTTAATGACCTATCATTGTTACATAAAAAAGCAACAATGCTTGGAGCAGTCAATGTACTTTCCAGTAAATATCCAGGAATATCAGATCAAACACAAGCAACAGAAGTACTAAATTTAGATACTCAAATAAAAAACTTGACTGCAGACATTAATAAGAATATTGACAACATAGCAGCGGAAACATCTGCATTTTATAGTCAAGTAAATACTGATAAAGCTTATGATAGTAATGCCTTGATTGATGGTAAAAATGATCCTAATGACAGCTCTGCAAGAAAAGAAATTAGAAGGCAGATTAATTATCTAACAAGGCGCATGTCTTATGATGTCCGCGCCAATCGTGACAAGAATCTATTTATAGTTGATGATTACTATGATATCGATTATGACATCGCGGCATTTAATAAGTCACTTGCAGGCGGCGTTCCTATGTACTCAAGCGAATTTACGTCTGTTCGAGAAAAAATCATCAATGTTGCCGACCTACTTAACTTAGAAGTATTTTGTGATTCACAAGGACATATTAGAGTTAGGTCTCCACAATATAATAGAATGCCAAGTT